CTTTTAACCACATCAGGCTCGGTGGTTTCCTTGCTTTCCACAGTCAAAGGAAATGGATAGACTGGTTATTCCACAGTCAATAAAAGGAAATTAGAGTGTTAGAGAAAATTGGCGTTCAGTTCTCCTGCCCTGATTGCGGCAGTGAATCTTTTGTATTTAGCTCCCAGCCTTACACTCTGGATAATGTCGAGTCCTGCGCCGGTTGCGGGAGAGATATCGGTAAGAACGATATCATTGAGCACAGTAAGAAGGTTGCTGAGGAGAGGGCCTTGAACATTATGAGGGACGCTTTCAAGTAATCCTTTTAACTCATGCAGCTGAGCATCTAACTCTGTGACGTCGATACGTATCGACGCCACAATTTTTCCTGGCTTATCCATATCTCACCTCAAATTAACGGAATTGATTTACCTTTCATCTTCTGACGACCAGAGCAGGTGATGCCCATCTCTCTGGTTGGTTTTTTGTGCCACTCGCGTTTCTGCTTCTCTACCACTGGCTTCACGCCGTCACGAGGCAGTGTGATTGCCATTGCCTTTGCTACACGCTCCGTAGCCTCACCAGAAAGCTTTGAGAACGCTTTCGATATCTTTGCCGTGTAGTTTGCTGTCTCAATCTTCTGCGCTGCTTTACTGGCGTTATAGGCAGCCATGCGGCGTTGATTTCTGTTCATGGTTATCTCCAGTTAAGTGCTTTGGTGGTGACGCGCTGCGATGCTGATCTCCGCAGTTGCGCTCTTTCACGCTGCAATTCGCATCACCCCGAAGCACTTACTCCGGCCTGTGTATTCACAGGGATTAAGTTTTTAAAGAGCCCGAACTCAGTTCCTTGTTCGTGTTCAGCGTCCTGCTGATGTGCTTATTTAAAACCATGGTTGTAATACTGTCAACAACTATGGTTGTAAATATTTTACCTTTAGTTGTTTTGTGGTTGTTTTTAAAGTGAAAATAGTTGTAATTGAAGGCAAAAAAAAGACCCCGAACGGGGTCTGGAAAAGTAAATATTTATTACCAGAGTGTGGATGACCAGAATACGCGACCTATAACCTCAACATCCTTCATCGCTGCTTCTTCATCAGGCCACTCGCTTGAGTTGTAGCTCCTGATCGTAAGCACCTCTGGCCCAGTTCTATAGAGCAGTTTCAATCTCTTCCAACCTCCCTGGTTAATGGCGTATAGCTTTCCGTCAACAATCTTCTTATCGTTGCAGTTAACCGCCACGGTAGTGCCTTCAGGGATGACCGGTTCCATGCTGTTGCCATGGGCTGGGAAGCACAGAACGCCAGAGCCATCGGAATTAATACCTTTGCGACGCAATGTCGCCTTTGAGAAGCGAAGCATAAATCCGTTGTAGTCCTCATCAGTAAAGCTGCCATCACCACAGGCAAACTCAATATCCTTAAGGAAGGGGACTTCAACTTCATCCTGCCCAAGAGGTGTGTCGCTTCCCCATGGGTCAACAGCGATCCATTCGCTTTCAGGAGGTAGGTCTGAGTCAGGGTGATGGTCTGTGACTCCATCCCCTTTCATGGGCCCTGACTCATTAGCTAGCCATTCAGGGCGTACGCCCAGCGCCCTGGATATATCTATTATCTTAGTCGAGCTTTTGGCATTACCTGATGTAAGTTTTTGTATAGCCGCCTGACTAACCCCTGCCGCCTTAGCAAGAGCCATCTGAGTCATTGCAGCTTCCCGAAGAGCCAGCTGTAAGCGTTGCGCGAGTGTCGTTTTCATAGGCAAAAAATACAACCATGGTATTGTTCGGTCAAACAACCAAAGTGCTTGCAAAATTACAACCATGGTTTTAATATTGGTTGTATGGAAACAACGGAGGTGGTTTTTATGAACCAAGTTATCAAAACCGCCATTGCCATTGTCGGCACGCAGAAGGAGTTAGCCAAAGCGTGCGGAGTTAGTCAGGCAGCTGTACAGAAATGGCTGCATGGCAAGGCAAAGGTGGCACCGCAAAACGTAGCGTCTCTTGTTGATGCTACAGGTGGGAAGGTCAAAGCATATCAGGTTCGTCCAGACCTCCCGGGGTTATTCCCTAACCCAGAAAAAGCAGCATAAACAACACCGCTCTTTAACATCCTGCTCTCCCTCGGAACACCAGGGAACTAATTTAACTGACGATGCTACGGCTTCGTCACGTAACTCATTTATCTAAGGGAAGTATTACAAATGGAACGCACACAAACACGCACGGAAGCGCTGAAGATTGAATCGGCGCTACTCAACAAGATCGCAATGAAGGGTAGCTCTGAAATCGCAGCTGCCATCGGCGTTGACCGGTCGCAGATATCACGATGGAAAGAGTCCTGGCTGCCGAAGTTTTCAATGCTTCTGGCGGTGCTGGAATGGGGAGTGGTTGACGATGATATGGCGCGTTTAGCCAGTCAGGTAGCAGCGCTTCTTACAAAGAAAAAGCCACCAACTGCTGGAACAGGTGATGGCTCTCAAATAACACTCGATTTCTGAGGTAATTATACATGAAAAAGCAGCGCTTTTACCAGGCAGCGGTACACAAAAATATTGAGCGTGACAAGCTGTTGCGCTCGGTAAGCCAGAAAGGGTGTGAGGCTCTTCGGGCGATGCTTGAAGAGAATAAGCGTAAGCAGGAGAAGCCTCATGAGTAACGTCGCATACGCAACATTCGGCGCTCGTAAAGAGCAACTGGAGACGAGGGTGGCGAGTCTTGATGATGGCTATCTTCGGATAGCAACAACCATAGGAAAGCTGAAGCCAAAGCTTAAAATGGCCGGACGAGAGCACCAGGTATTTGATGCCGTCATCTTCTGCACCTTCGGATGGAATAAATCTGAAGACAAGGTGACGAACACTTACCTGGCTGACATGACAGATCTTGATGACTCTGACGTAGCTGATGCGCTCAATGTTCTTGCAGAGCGCAAGATAATCAATCTCCGTAAGGTAGGGGGTTTTAAGCTGGTTAGTGTGAACGTCAACATCGACGAATGGCAGCTAAATAAGAGCAAAAAACAACCACAGAAAATGTTGGGCGAAAATACCCAACAAGTTGGGCGAAAAAAGGTTTCAGGTTGGGCGAAATCACCCGACACCCTAAACAGTCTTACCCTAGACAATTTAAAAGATACCCAAACCCACGAAGTGGGATTGCCTGACGAAGAGAAATTAACCCCACGGCAGAAGGGCACAAACCCGAGAGCCAAAGGAACCAATCCTCGCTCTGCTTTGCCAGCCTTCGACCGTGAACGTTTCAAGAGCACCTGGAACTGCAAAGCCGAAGCCTACGGGCTGCCAAAGATACTAAGTGTTACAACCTCTACCGAAAACGGACTTAAGCGACTTTGGGCCTCATACACCAAGCAGTGCAAAGAGCTTGGTTATGAGCAGAAAGATATCGACTCTTTCCTGAATGGTTACATCGAGTTTGGCTACAAGCCAACTGACTGGGCCCGCGGTAATAATCCTGAAGGAAAGAAATACGGCATAGATACAGCGTTAACGCAGAAGAAAATTGACGAGATACTCGGACAGGAGGCCTGATGGACAGCTACGCATTCGAAGAGCAGCTCATTGGGGCAATGATGATCCGCGGCGATCACATCGACTGCAGAGACATCGCCGGAAAACTCCCTGAAGAGGCCTTTTTCAATCACCACCTGCGCCAGATGTACCGAGTTATCACTTCACTGCTGGACAAAGCTGAACCGCTGGAAATGTTCGCTGTACAGGATGGCGTACCGGAAGCGACTAAGCATTTCGTTCTGGACGTCGCCGGCCGTTGCACATCAACCGCAAATCTCCGCGGCTGGGCAAAGCGAGTTCGCCAGTGCTGGATGCTCCGCAAGGGCGAGGCTGAGTTACTTCAGGCGGCCGAACTTCTTCGCTCCGCAAGCACCCACGATATCAACGACAAAATCGCAGAAGTTAGCGGTATTGTCGGCCGGCTGCAGTTCGAAACCAATGACCGCCTACCGAGGAGGATTGGCGACATGCTCGGTGATTACATGGACGTACTGGAAAAGCGCATGCATGGCGCAGAGTCAGGTCTATATCTGAAAACCGGCATCGAGCCGATGGACGAAGAGTACGGGGGTTTTGACCGAACCGACCTGATCATCATCGCCGGCCGCCCTGGCATGGGGAAGACGGAGCTGGCTATCAACATCGGCAACTCAATCGGCCGGCAGCGTGGCCGTGGATTAATGATTTCGATGGAGATGTCAGAAATGCAGGTTGTCGAGCGTCACGTAGCTGATCGCGCTGGCATCGCAATCGGAGCCCTGCGCAACCCCCTGGATATGATTGACGAGCAGTACACGAGACTAACCGCGGCAACAGGGCAGCTTCAGGATGAAGAAAACTACGTGCTGGATGAAACTCTGGGTGTGGACGAGATTATCGCCCATGCAGAGCGGCTGAATATGGACGGAGGGCTGAGCTTTGTCTCTATCGACTACCTTGGCCTCATGAAGAAGCCAAAAGCCGAGCGTAACGATATCGCCATCGGTGAAATCACCCGCAAGCTGAAGCAGTTCTGCCTGCGCAATAAAGTCCCGGTCATTCTCCTGTCACAGCTTAACCGCGGCGTGGAAACTCGCATGGATAAGCGACCGACACTGGCAGACCTGAAAGACTCCGGCGCGATAGAGCAGGATGCAGACGTAATCATCTTCCCTTACCGCGACGAGGTATACAACGACAAGAGCGACATGCGCGGTATCGCTGAAATCATCGTTGGAAAATACCGGTCTGGTCAGCCAAAGACGTTCTACATGGGCTGGCGTAACGGGCATTTCACAAACATCGATCAGGACGAAGCGGCGCGACAGTTCGCAGAAAACGAGCGCAAGCAGGAGCCTGTTAAGGACTGGAGATAAGCATGAACACAGCACAGCAAATCATTAACGCCAGCAAGTACCGGGAATTCCCGGACACGCTGTTAACGCTTGAGCTATGCCGCTCAATGGCTCGCACTGAAGGACGCAAAGTCGGTGACTCTCTGCGTAAGTGCGCAAAGGCACTGTCCGGCAAGGTTCGTAATCGCAGCCTGGAGGGAACGTTGCTGACGATGAGCCGCAGCATGTTCCCGGAAACGGAAATGACCCGTATCCGTGGCTGCATTGGAAAGATGGAAGCTGCACTGATGCGTGAGGTTCGCGATGTGGAGCTGACGGAAGAAAACCTGAAAGAGCTTGCGGAGAGTGCAGAATGAAAACCTTTAAAAATGCATTATTGGCCTCAACTGCATCCGTGCTGATGGGTTTAGCGACATGGGGTATTTTCGCATTCATTTTCTGGGATGTAACACCATTCCTGTCATGGTCATCGGCTCGATTCCTTCTGGCGATGTTCTGCCTTCCGATAATCGGCGCGGGCTGCTACGAAGCCTACAGGAAGATTAACAAGATGCTTGAAGGAGTGAGGCTTTGATAATCGCCAAGCTCGTTGGAATTGCTTGGATGCTTTCCTGGTTCTTTATCATCCTTGCGCAATTAGCAAAAAACTTCATAAAGCAGCCCGGCAACCCATTCGACCTCCTTCTAACCCTTTTATTTGCTTGGGGGCTATTCGGATTACTGCCAGTGCTTATCGTGAAATTTGGATGGGACTTTATCAAATGAACGCTTACACCACAGAGTTAATCTTAGGGCTATCAGTAATGGTGGCCTTTTTTATTTGTGCTGCCGGGAGGAAAGAGAAGTGAATGGCGAAATAAGGCAAAAGTTGATGTTTGAGTTCATAAAAGAAAACCCTGGGCTTGGAGCAATGAACATTCAGAATTACATGAACGTACTTCATGGAATGACTTACAAGGAATCTTACAGTGCATTTTATTGCTTAAAAAGAAAATGCAAGCTGGCCAAAAAAGGAAAGGGATTTAACACAGTTTACTTCGCAATAATCGACTAACCGGCCACGGCCTTACTGGAGGGGATATGCAGGTATCAGATGTTAACTACTCAGTGATTTTTGAGGCACTAAAAGCCTACTACGAAGTTGATAGCGATGATTCCGTTTGGGAAATATTCAATCAGGCAGATGACCAGATTGAAGAAATTGCAAACGCACTGAAATTATTAGGATAGGAGGGGATATGGAAAGTAAATCAAGAGAGCAAGAACAGTTTGAGAATTGGTTCAAGTTTCATGCAGACCCGGAGGAGCTTCACATGCTCGATACAAATAGCGCGGGAACAAACTATCTCCACCCTCACACAGATATCGCATGGATAGCATGGCAGGCCAGCAGATCGGCGCTCGTTGTTGAGCTTCCTGAGCCATTCGTGGTTGAGATGGGCGCATACGGTGACGCGAAGGTTGTATCTGTCGCAGAGGCCATTGAGTCCATCCGCGCAGCCGGGATAACCGTTAAAGGAGAAGGGGATGAAGCAAACGCTAATGATTCGTGATGAGCGAGTCAGACAGAACGCAATAAACATCATCCAGTCCCTGCAGACCGACAAAGACCGCCCCGTAACAATCCGCATCTCCGACTACAAACGCAACCTCGACCAGAATGCCAAATTCCACGCAATGCTCGGTGATATCGCCGCGCAGGTTCAGTGGTGCAACAAAAAGCTGAAGCCTGAGCAGTGGAAGGTGTTGCTCATCAGCGGTCACGCCGTTGCGACAAAGCAGGAGGCCGAAGTGGTTCCGGGTATCGAAGGCGAGTACGTGAACATTCGGGAGAGTAGCGCAGAAATGAGCATCAAGCGCATGGCTAGCCTGATTGAGTACACGACAGCCTGGGCGGTTGGTCAGGGAGTTAAATTCACTGAAGGACGCTACTCATGAGTAAGTTCAAGCTTATCTACGCAGACCCGCCCTGGACTTACCGCGATAAAGCCAATGACGGCGAGCGTGGAGCGGGCCACAAATATCAGACGATGACAGTACAGGATATCTGCAGGCTGCCAGTTTGGGATTTGGCTGATCCTGATTCCTGCCTGCTGGCTATGTGGTGGGTGCCGACTCAGCCACTGGAAGCGCTAAAGGTTGCCGAGGCGTGGGGATTCCGGTTGATGACCATGAAGGGCTTCACCTGGCACAAGACAAACAAGCACAAAGGGAACAGCGCCATCGGCATGGGGCATATGACCCGGGCAAACAGTGAGGATTGTCTCTTTGCAGTGCGTGGCAAGCTTCCTGAGCGCCTTGATGCTTCAATCTGCCAGCACATTACAGCGCCACGAATGGACCACAGTGCAAAGCCGCCAGAAATACGCGATTTACTGGTAAGGCTGTTGGGGGATGTGCCGCGCTGCGAGCTGTTCAGTCGCAACAAAATAGACGGCTGGAGCATGTGGGGCAACCAAGTCGATTGCGACATTGAGTTATCACCCGGGAGGGCGGCATGAAGCGAACCCGAAGTCCAACCCAGAAAGCTCTCGACAACCTCATCTTCAACGTCCGACACCGCAGTAAACGCAAGCCTGAACCACTCCCATCCGAAATCAAGACGTTTAACTATACCGCTCACCTGGCTGATGTTATGTGGCTGCGTGTGCGAGCGAGGAAATCAGCATGACCGACTATTCACAAATGAGTGATTTTGAAATTAATTTAAAAGTAGCGCATATAGCGCTCGGAAAGGAATGTTACGAGTGGAATTCAGATAAGAAAGAGGTCTACACGGCGGGGATTGATGGAGGTGAATTTCTTCCCAATGGGTATTTCGATCCCTGCAACAACCCAGCAGACGCATGGCCGATTATTGTTGCAAACCATATCACCATTGAATGGAATGTGTGGAAGGATGGAATTACAAGGCCGTACTGTCATGGCATTGCAGCAGGAACTTCCCATTTCGGATTTGATGGAAACCCGCTTCGGGCAGCAATGCTGGCTTTCCTTGCAATGAAGGAATCTTCCAATGCTAACCCCATCTGAAACCACATCATACGAACGCAACAGCAACACAGCAGCTGGTCTATGTGCTGGTTGTGCAAAGGTGCTTGATGATGACGAAGTGCATTGCTGCAACGAGTGCGCGAGTGATGCGTACATTGAAGCCGGGAAGAATGGAGTGAAGAGCGATGGCTAAAGGAGTCGCTTTTATAGTCGTCCTTCTTGTTGTCTACACCATCGGCTGGGGCTCAGCGCATAGCACGGTAGCTGAAGAGTGCAGAAGGCTTAATTCGTTTTATGTTGGGCAATCAACGTTTAAATGCATGGAGATTACTAATGGCAAATCTGAGGAAAGAAGCTCGCGGCCGTGAATGCATGGTTCGCATTCCAGGGGTATGCAATGGCAACAGCGAGACGGTAATTCTTGCTCATCTTCGGATGTCCGGCTTAACCGGTGTCGGCATGAAAGCGGATGACCTGTTCGGCGCATGGTGCTGCTCTGCTTGCCACGATGCTATCGATAGACGCAACCGTACCGTAGACGCTGAATATGCTCACACGCTTCATCTGGAGGGCATTATCCGCACGCAGGCGATATTGATATCGGAGGGTAAATTGAAGGCATGAATACCTATCGACTAACCTTGCCATGGCCGCCAAGCAACAATCGCTACTGGCGTCACTCCCGAGGAAGGCACTTCATCAGCGAATGGGGAAAGCGATACCGACGAGAAGTAATCGAAATCATCCAGGCGGAAAAGTTAGACATCAGCATTACATCCCGCATCAAAATCACCATCCACGCAGCGCCACCCGACAACCGCAAACGCGATTTGGACAATCTACCCAAAGCCGTTTTTGACGCACTCACCAGTGCGGGATTCTGGCTGGATGACGGCCAGATAGACGACATGCGAATTAAACGCTGTCAGCGGCACAAGGGCGGCATGTTATGGCTTGTGATGCACGAGATTGACGGGGAATTACCGGTAATTACAGAGCTTATGGAGAACGCAGCATGACCGTACTCAACATGCCATTAACTCAACGCCAGAAGGATATCGCACAGAAAGAGCGGGCAGAAACCTTCATGCAGCATCACGAAGAGCAACTTCGCTACTGGCAGGAGCAGCACCGGGAAGTGATTAACCGCCTCGGCTTAAACAAACCTGATGGAGGTGACGCCGCATGAAAGAAATCTATCAGCGTATCGATGGATCAAAATACCGAAACATCTGGGTTGTCGGTGACCTGCACGGATGCCATACGCTCCTGATGAATGAACTTGATAAGGTCGGTTTCGATACCACCAAAGACCTGCTTATTTCAGTTGGTGACCTTATTGACAGGGGCACTGAAAACGTTGAGTGCCTGGAGCTGATTACAATGCCATGGTTCAGGGCGGTACGTGGTAACCATGAGCAAATGATGCTGGACGGCCTAAGCGAGCATGGAAACGTTAATCACTGGGTAGACAATGGCGGCAGTTGGTTCTTCTATCTCGACTACGACAAAGAGCGCCTGGCTAAAGCTCTCATTCACAAAGTGGCTGAGTTACCGCTGGTCATTGAGGTGAGCACAAATGGCAAGACGATTGTCATCTGCCATGCCGACTACCCTAGCGGTGAGTATCAGTTTGGCAAGGAAATTGATGAAGAAGCGGTTATCTGGAATCGCGAGCGGATTAGCAATGCCATGGATGGATTAGGAAGGGAAATAACTGGCGCCGATGAGTTCATCTTTGGGCACACTCCAGCACGTAAGCCACTGAAATACTGGAACCAGAACTATATCGATACTGGCGCCGTATTCTGCGGAAACCTGACACTTCGTCAAATCCAGGGGGAGGCCGAATGATAACCGCTTTCGCAATTTTCTACGCATTCATGGCCGGAATGATGGCCGAGTGGTCGCATACCAGGCAGAAGCAGCTGGGATTTAAAAATCACCTGACACTAGCGGCTCTTGGTGCAGCTTTGTTTTGGCCTTACATGCTCTGGAGGATGTCTAGATGAACCTTGAAAACGGACTCAAATACCACTTCGCCAAGACATCACAATGGAGCGACTCCCCGCGAGCAACCGGAACTGACAGCCTTACGGGAACGGATGTTATGGCTGCTCAGGGGATGGTGCAAAGTAGAGCGCCGATGGGGTTTTCAGCATTTATGGGGAAAATGGGTGTCAGTAGCAATGACCGTGAGAAAGCTATTGGACTACTGACGCAACATGCTCTTGATAACTGCGACAAGGTTCCAGCACTTCGGAAACTTAACCCTGATATTAAACCAGCAGTAATGCAAATCCTCGCAATTTACGCATATGCGGATTATTCCCGCAGCGCGGCGAGCACGAGGGAGTGTGATTGCTGCAGCGGTACCGGGTTTATCGATGCCGAGGTTTTCACGATGAAAACCAGTACGCCAGTTGCAGCGCTGGAGATTATGAAAAAGTCCAAGGAGTGGGGGCTGAAGGTAATTCCATCTGAGTATGAAAAGCGCCGTGAGGTTCGTGATGTGCAGCGGGTGTTATGCCACAAGTGCGAGGGGAAAAAGGTTATCAGCACAGCATGCCGTGACTGCAAAGGGCGAGGGAAGGCGCTCAACGAAAAGGAAACCAAGCGTCAGGGCGTGCCGGTAATGGGCGACTGCAAGCAGTGTGGCGGCTCAGGATACTCACGAATCCCGTCTACAGAGGTGCATGCAGCAGTGTGCGGAATAACGGATAGTGTCTCGCTAGATACATGGAAGAAGAGCGTGAAGGCATTCTATGACGGACTGTCTACTGAGTTGGATATTCAGGAGTCACATGCCGACAGGATGCTGAAGAAGGCCACTGCATAGCGAAAGATAAAATAGCTCACAAAATTTTAGTGAGCTATTTACTTTTCCCGAAGTCAGGGATAAACTTCCTAACAGTGGTAATTCCGCTTGTTGTTAAGTGCTCGGGATGAAAGAGGCGGCTCCTGAGCTACCGATTCCGCCTAGTTGGTCA